TGTTTTTGGTCAATTCAAGAACGCTGAGTTGATCGGAGAACGACGAGCTCGTTACTACAATGTTCGGACTAAGACCTGGCGACACATGGAAAACTTGACCCACGCAAGCCTGTGCTCCACGGCTATGCGTAGCAATGCGTTAACACTATTTCGAGATATTGCGACAACCGAGTACAAATTCATCGACATCGTGCTATGGGAAAAGGCTAAATCAAGACACTTGTTCGACTCGCAGCTCACAGTCGGCATCAAAGGATTGCCAGGAAGGGCTGGTATAGGCTCAGGGCATGACCCGCATTTCTCTGGAAAATTTGACCACGATGGGTCAAAACTGAGAGAATGGATCGGGGCAGATTCTCAGTATTACATGAACGATAAGGACAGCAAGAATGCTACCCAAGCTGATCGCACAAGGCGACCAATCCGTTGAGCCTATTACGCTGGCGCAGGCCCAGCTGCATTTGCGCTTGGATTTGGAGGCTGGGGAGCATCCAGACGATTCGTTAGTATCTGCACTCATCACCGTTGCTCGACAAGACGCTGAGAACTATACGGGCTTGGCGCTTGCTCAGCAAACCTTTATCGCTTATTACGACGAATTCCCCGCAGACGATTTAGACCTTGGCATCTGGCCGGTGAGATCGATTACGTCTGTTCAATATGTCGATAGTGATGGAAATACTCAGACGCTTTCGTCGACCGCCTATCGTTTAGACCCTAACGACAAGCCAGCGGTCCTGCAATACGTTGACGCATGGCCTCAGACTAAGGCACAAAAGAACGCAGTTACGGTTACTTTTGTTGCTGGCTATGCAGCTGGAAGCCCTACGCGCTGGAACCTTCCGAAACCGATCTATCAAGCGATGCTTATGATGATCGGGCATTTGTACGAGAACAGAGAGAGCGTCAACGTCGGAAACATGGTCACAGCTTATCCGCTTGGGATGATGCACCTTTTGACACCTTATCGAATCAAGATGGGGATCTGATGTGCGAGCTGGCAAACTTAACCGACGCATTCGGATACAAGAGCAGAGTCTTTCCGTCGATGATTACGGGCAGCAGATTGAGACTTGGGCAGATATTGCAATTGTCTGGGCAGCGATTAAGCCTGTCAAAACAACATCTGCGCGAGAGAAGGTTAAGGCTTTTGAACTTAGCCCAGACATTACGCACGAAATCACCGTACGTTACAACGTCAATTTCTTGCCTGCCTCGATCACTGATTCTCGGCGCATCGTTTACCAAAATCGCGTTTACAGTATTGCCGCTGCTTATGACATCGAGGAAGATCGGAAGTCGATTGTTTTTGAGTGTAAAGATTCTGGCATTGTCTTGCAGGGAGAAATTGAGAAATTCACGCTTGAAAACGGCGATATTCTTATCCTTGAAAACGGCAATTATTTGATTCTGGAGTAAATATGGCCGACGTAAAGATCTCACAGTTAAACGACGGATCGCCAGCTCAATCTGCCGATGAAATTCCGGTTACTCGCGGCGCTAGTAATTTTAAAATCTCCGCTGGCGATATTGCCGATTTAGTTATTGGCAATCTGACTGCATCCAAGCCAGTTTTCACAAACTCAGACAGCGAGCTTGTAAGCACTGGGACAGTGCCACTAAACCAAGGTGGCACAGGTGCGACTACAGCATCAAATGCACGAACCAATCTTGGTCTTGGCTCTGTAGCCACACAAGATGCGTCATCGATTGCGATTACTGGAGGTTCAATTGCTGGAATCACTGACCTGGCGGTTGCAGACGGTGGTACTGGGGCTAGCACTGCTGCTGGGGCAAGGACTAACCTTTTGCCGTCTTACGCTAGCAACGCTACGAAGGTGCTTAGGGTCAATGCTGACGCGACGGATGTAGAGTGGGCAGAGCAAAGCGCAAGCGGTGTTACTAGCGTCGCAGCAGGCACAGGATTAAGCGGTGGCACGATTACCAGCACAGGCACGATTGCGCTTGCCACGGCCTATGGTGATACGGTTAACCCATACGCATCCAAGACAGCAAACTATGTGCTTGCTGCACCTAACGGATCGTCTGGAGTGCCTACGTTTAGGGCTCTAGTCGCTGCTGATATTCCGACGCTCAATCAGAGCACATCAGGTAATGCGGCAACTGCCACAGCGTTACAGACCGCCAGGACAATCAACGGCGTTTCATTTGATGGCACAGCTAATATTACGGTTGCAGCGGTCACGTCCGTTGGTTTGACGATGCCGAGTGGGTTTTCTGTTGCAAGCTCACCTGTAACGAGCTCCGGCACGATTGCTGTCACGACTAGCCTAAGCGGGATTCTTAAGGGCAACGGATCAGGATTTACGACAGCGACAAGCGGCACAGACTATGCGCCTGCAACGAGCGGCACTTCGATTCTGTACGGCAATGGCTCCGGTGGCTTTAGTAACGTCACCGTAGGTACCGGCCTTAGCTTTAGCGCAGGAACACTCTCGGCTACTGGAGCAGGTGGCTCAGGCGATGTAGTCGGGCCATCATCGGCAACAGATAATCAGATTGCGCTATTCGATAGCACGACCGGAAAGTTGATTAAGGCTGCATCAACCAGTGGATTGCTTAAAGCATCTTCAGGCGTGATTGCAGCGGCCACAAGCGGCACTGATTACGCTCCGGCAACGTCAGGCACAAGCATACTTAAAGGATCTGGCTCTGGAGGTTTTAGCAACGCATCTGCCGGAAGCGATTATCTCGCTCCTCCGTCTGGCACAGCGATTCTAAAAGCTAATTCGGGCGGTGCTCTTGCTAATGCTACGGCAGGCACAGATTACCTTGCTCCACCCTCTGGAACATCGCTGCTAAAAGCTAACTCTGGCGGCGCATTAGCTAACGCTACGGCAGGCACAGATTACGCAGCGGCGACCACTGGCACGAACGCGCAGCTGCTCGCTAACAATGGCAGCGGTGGCTTTTCTAATGTAACCGTTGGATCAGGATTATCCTATTCTGCAGGAACTCTAACGGCTACTGGTGGTGGATCGGGTACGGTTACTTCGGTTGATCTTTCTGGTGGCACGACTGGTCTTACAACGTCTGGAGGCCCAATAACATCATCTGGAACCATTACGCTTGCTGGAACTTTGGCTGTCGCAAACGGCGGCACTGGCATCACATCCTTTGGGTCTGGCATAGCAACATGGCTAGGGACTCCATCATCAGCTAATTTAGCTGCTGCGGTAAGTGATGAGACGGGTACAGGTGCGCTGGTATTTGCAAACACTCCAACACTTGTGACACCTGTACTTGGTACGCCAACATCCGGCAATTTGAGCAACTGTACAGTCGATGGCACTAATAAGGTTGGTTACATTGGAGCGCCGCAAAGCACCAATACAACCGTAGCTGCAAGCGACGCAGGTAAGCACATTTACTTTACAGGCGGTTCAACTGCGACGCTTACAGTCAACTTAAACGCAACAACGCCGATAGATGTTGGCACCACGATTCTTGTTGTCAACAACAACAGTGGGAGCCTAACGATCTCTGGTGCTGGCGTGACGTTTCAGCTAGCCAACGGCGCAACAGGAAACCGTACGGTAGCCACTAAAGGTATGGCTACTTTGCTCAAGGTCGCAACTGATACTTGGTATGTCTCTGGAGCGGGAGTGACCTAATGACTGGTGCGCTTACAGCTTCAATTGCAGCAGCATTTGCTGGAACCGCTGCGCCTAGCGCCCCACCATCCGTTGAGTATTTGGTTGTTGCTGGTGGCGGTGGTGGTGGTGGCTACGCTGGTGGCGGTGGCGCAGGTGGTTTTAGTTCAGGGACTAATCAAGCCGTTTCCGCTGGTGTCAGTTATGCCGTTACTGTCGGTAGCGGTGGAGCAGGTGGTGCAACCAGCACAACTGACGGCACTCAGGGAGGCACGTCTTCATTTATAGGTGGAGCAGTAAGCATAAGCTCTACAGGCGGCGGTGGCGGTGGAAACTTCAACCAAGTTCAAGCGGGTAGTGGCGGATCAGGAGGCGGCGCAGGACGGGGAACTGGTGGCACAGGAATATCAGGTCAAGGCAACAACGGTGGCGGTAGTGGTAGTTTAAGTTATACATCTGGAGGTGGCGGCGGCGGTGCAAATGCAGTCGGCGGCACAGGAAATAATACAAATGCAGGTAATGGCGGTGCAGGTAAAGAATGGCCGACAGGATCTGGCACTTATTACGCTGGTGGGGGCGGTGGCGGTACTGATAATTACAACGGAGGCGCAGCACAACGAGGTACTGGCGGCATAGGCGGTGGTGGTAACGGAGCTAGAGTTACTGGGTCTTTAGCCTCCACTGCTGGTACAGCTAACACAGGTGGCGGTGGTGGGGCAGGTATTCAAACCGGTTTAGCCTCTAGAGCTGGTGGCTCCGGTGTTGTCATCATCCGCTACGCAGACAACTACGCTGCTGCAACCTCCACCACAGGATCACCAACGATTACAGTATCTGGAGGCTATCGTATTTACAAATGGACCGGCAACGGGTCCATTACATTCTAGGGATTGCACATGGCTCACTTTGCAAAACTAGACGAAAACAATGTCGTGCTTGAGGTGCATGTCGTTCACAACAACGAACTGCTTGATGAGAGCGGCGTTGAGCAAGAACAAAAAGGCATTGACTTTCTAATCAACTGGTCAAACGGTTATTTGGCTTGGAAGCAGACAAGTTACAACGGGTCGTTTAGGAAGAACTACGCAGGGATTGGCTACTCTTATCTGCCACCACCTATCGATGGTTTTGTTCCACCAAGACCATTTGAAAGCTGGAACCTAGACCCTGACACCTGTCAATGGGTAGCGCCAGTGGCAATGCCTACAGACGGCAAGATGTATCAGTGGGACGAAGCAACGACCAGTTGGGTAGAGTTGGCTATACCAGGAACTGCACCGGCATTTGAAGATCAAGCAGAGCCTACGTTTTTGCCTGAGACGTTGACCACAGATCAGATCGTTAACCTGACTACGGCGCAAATCAATGTCTGAATTTGAGGTCACTGGGCTTGCTGAGCTCTACGCAGCGCTGCAAGAACTACCTGTGAGGATCGAACGCAACATCACTCGCGGTGCTTTGCGAGCTGGCGCTGCTATATTTAGAGATGAGGCAAGGGCTAATGTCCCTAAAAATTCCGGTTTTCTTCGCAAGTCCATCAAATCGGAATCAGACGTTCGTTACGGTAAGGCATACGGATACGTCAGAATTGATCGCAATAAAGGCGGTGCTTTTTACGCTCACATGCTCGAATTCGGAACAGCCAGTTATTACGCTGGAAGCGGTCGTAGTAAGCGTCAGCCCTATCGTATCCCTAAAGCGACGATTGGCAGAAAGAAAACGGCGAACACGGTTTCGAAGAGACTAAAATTCAATACGCCAGGTGGTTTTGTGATTCGCAATGCTGTGATTCACCCAGGCATTAAACCGACATTCTTTATGCGTAAAGCCTTTGATCGTAAGCAAAAAGAAGCAATGGACGCTTTCAAGGTTTACGTTCAAAACCGATTACCTATAGAGGTTGCGAAGCTAAGATGAGTGCGGAACTAATCGTTGCAGAGCTTCTTAAAGATGCGTCGATCACGGCGATTATTGGTACGCGCAATGCGCTCGTGCAGCTTCCAAAGAATACAAACTATCCTGCTTTGGTCTACACCGTCATCGACACGACACCAGACCCAGTGCTAGCCTATCAATCAGCAGATCAAATGGCTCGCGCTAGAATCCAATTCAATCCGCTTGCAAAAGACATTGCAACCGTTAAGCAAATCCTCGCTGCATTGCGGACTCTGCTTGATTTCAAGCATAATGATACTGTTTTGGGGCATCTTATTGTGAGCTGCCGCTTAGACAATATCGGCCCTGTAGACCGAGACAATGATATTGGTGTCTGGACTCAGCCAGCCGATTACATGTTGATGTACTACGAGTGACCCCGTTGGGGCTTTTTAACTGGAGAAAACCATGACTGTCGCAACCTCCGCAGGCTCAACCCTCAGGGTCACATCGTCTGCACCTGCAACCTATGATTCGAGCGGTTACAACACGCTCTTTAACGCATCGCCAGCACCTGCTTTAGTTGGCGAGATCACCGATCTTGGCGAGTTTGGCCGAGAGTTTGCCCTGGTTACGCATAACCCAGTAGGCACTCGCGGGACGCAAAAGTTTAAGGGCAGCTTCAACGAAGGCACGATGTCGCTTTCGCTCGGTCTTGATACTGACGATGCTGGTCAGATCATTATGAAAGCAGCTTCGCTTTCTGACAATGACTACAGCTTCAAGGTCACGACCCAAAACGGCGACAAGTATTACTTTCGTGCCAAGGTCATGAACTTCAAGGTTAGCGTTGGATCGGTCGATTCGATTACTACCGCAACCTGCACACTTGAAATTACCACCAATTCTGCTGGCGTTGGCATCGTCGAAGCGTTAGCTGCTTAATTGGAAAACCTAGCACCTGCCCCACGTCCGCCTGACTCTTCGCGGGGTCAACGGGCTGGGGGTAAGGGCAAACATCCCCGCGAAGGATCATTTACCATGTTTGATATTTCCACGCTTGCTGTAAACGACACCACTATTGTCGAGCTTGAAACCCCTGATGGCGACCCTTTGCATAACGAAAAGGGCTTGCCGTTAAGCATCACGATCTACGGACCAGGCTCAAAACCATTTCAGAAAGCTCAAAGCATCCGCAATCGCGCAGTGCTTGAGTTTGTGAAAAAGGGCGGCAAGAAGATGAAGGACAACGAGCAGCGGGAGCTCGATGCAGAGTTCTTGGCATCCTGCACCGTGTCTTTTAATAACTTTGGTTACAAAGACCTGACAGGCTATGAGATGTTCAAGGCTGTTTATCTCGATGCGACGATTGGTTTTATCTCTGAGCAAGTCAACAAGCACATCGGAGACTGGTCAAATTTTATGCAGAAGTCGCAGAAGAACTAACGCTCTACGCTCGCCAGCTCGGTTGGTTTCACGCCACCCCTAAAAAGTCTGAGTCTGTAAGCAAAGAAAAGCCTGTTACGCGACAGCAGGATATTTTGAATCGTGGCGGCACTCCGCTGATGCCGGATGTGCAAGCCGAGTATCTCCTTGGATACTGGACATCGCTTGGCATGGTCGAGAATAACGGCCAAGGCCCAAGCCCTTTGTCTCCAACGACATTAAAGCACTGGTCTGACTCTATCTGTATCGATTTGCAGCCTTGGGAGTTTGCTATCCTTTTAGGCATGTCAAGGTTATACTTGGACGAGTTTAGGCAGGCTGAATCACCGGATAGACCACCCCCGCATGGCGACCCAGTGAACACCTTTGACCGCGCAGCAGTAAGCAAGAAACTCGGAAACGCATTTAAGGCATTCATTCAGGCTAAAAAATGAACGGCACAGTCGGAACGCTTACGATCGAGATGGCTGCAAACATTGTCCGGCTGCAACAGGACATGGACAAAGCCAAAAGGACAGTCGATAACGCTATGGGAAGCGTTGAGAAGTCTATTGATCGCGTGACTACTGCTCTTGGCGCTATCGCTGGCGCTTTCTCTGTTCAAGCCTTTACGACCAAGCTCGTGCAAGTACAGCGCGAGTTTGACATCCTGAACTCATCGCTTATCACCGTTACAGGCTCCAGCCGCAACGCTGAGATTGAGTTTGCTTGGATTAAGAACTTCGCAGCCACTACGCCTTTTAGCCTTGCGGAAGTAACGAGCGCATTTATTAAGATGAAGGCGTTAGGCTTAGACGCTAGCGCAGATGCTCTTAAGAGCTATGGCAACACCGCAAGCGCGATGGGTAAGAGCCTCAACGATCTTATCGAGGCTATAGCTGACGCTGCAACAGGTGAGTTTGAGCGATTAAAAGAATTTGGCATTAAGGCCAATGCAGAGGGTGACCGTGTCACGCTAACCTTTAGAGGCGTTAGCACCAATATTGGCAAGAACGCTGCCGAGATTACGCAGTATCTTCGCTCGATAGGCGAGGTTGATTTTGCTGGCGCTATGGAGAATCGAGCAAACACGCTTGACGGTGCCATTAGCAACCTTGGCGATACTTGGGATGAGCTTTTTAGGACGATCAACAAGGGCTTGTTTGGCGATCTTTTGCTCGACTCTGTGCGTGGACTAACATCGCTGCTATCAGGTCTTGGAAGCGGCGTAACGACGCTTGGCGACGCTATTGAGCGCAATAAGACACAGCTGATGATCTGGGCTGCAATCTTTACGGGCGGCGCTCTGCTTGCTGCTCTGCCGCTTATCACTGCCGCTGTTGGCGCTCTCACGACCGGCGTGATCGCTCTATCTGCTGCCTTTGCTGCTAATCCGGTTGCGCTTGCAATCATGGCTGTAACTGCTGCCGCTGTGCCAGCAGTCAACGCAATAAGCGCAATGGTTGCTGAGAACAAGAAAGCCGAGTCCGCGACCAAGGCGGTTTATGAAACAGAATCTCAACGCGCTGCATTCTTAGAAGCAAACGCTTCGCCAGCGCAACAGAAACAAATTGCACTGACTAAAGAACAGATCAAAGAGATTGAAAAGCAAGAAGAGGCTTACAAGAAGCTCATTGAGAAGTTGCGCGAGCAAAACTCTGAAATGCTGCTTGAGGAAGCCAATCACGGCAAGCTGACAGCGGCGCAAAGGCAAGCCCTGGACGTTATGCTGCAAATCCAAAACGGCACGCTTAAGCTCACCGAGCAGCGCAAGCAAGAGATCGTGGAGATTCTGAACGCTAATATCGCACTAGAAGCCGAGGCTAAAAAACGCGAGGATGCGAAGAAAGCCGCCGAAGAGCAAACAAAGGCTTACGAGAAGGTTACCAGCTCAATTAGCGATCAAATCCAAAAGCTCGCTGACGGTCTTGGTCCGCTCAATGAAATGACTGCCGGACAAAGAGCAGCTTATGATGTATTAATCAAATACTTGCCAGAGCTCAATAAACTAAACGACGATCAGAAAATTAGGATTCGTCAGTTGATAGAAGAGCTGATCGAGCAAGAAGATTTGAATCAGGCCTTAAAAGACGGTGAGGCAAGTTACGGTAGATACAAAGACGCTCAACAAAAATCCTACGATCAGCAAAGAAAGACTATTGAAGGCATCGACGCTGAGATTGCAAAGCTCCGAGAGAGCCAGTCACAGGTCGGGCTTACCGCTAAAGAGATTGGGCTTTTAGAGGTTGCAAAAATCAGAGATCGAGCAGCATCGATGGATCGTGCCTCACAGCTTGCGTTGGAGGCTGATTTTGACGCTGAAACGGCAGAGAATTATAGACTGCAAGCCGTTAGACTTAGAGAATTAGCCGACCTAAAAGAACAAGGCGTACACGTTCAATCCGCAAAAGATGCTGCTGAGGCTTGGAAGAAAACAACCGATGAACTCTCGAGAGGTTTAACCGATGCGTTGATGCGCGGTTTTGAATCTGGCAAAGGTTTCTTCGACAACCTGCTCGACGTGCTTAGAAACAAGTTTAAGGCTTTCGTTGCCGAATCAATCATCAAGCCTTTTATGGACGGTGTTGCGGAGGGCATCACAGCTCTGACAAATCCACTTACCTTGTCAATCAAGTCTCTTGTCTCATCAATTATGAGCCCAATTACGGGCGTAATTCAAAGCACGATGAGCTCTGTAGCAAGCGGCCTTGGGCTAACTTTACCAGGAGCTACTTCTGCAGCCGGAGGAGCTGCCGCTGCTAGCATTATTGGTGGCGGCGCTGCCGCTACTAGCATTGGTCAGGGAGGTCTTGCAGTTCTTGGTGAAGGCGCAGGAGCTGCAGCTGCTGGCGGCGGTGTCTTAAGTGCTATTGGGTCGAATGTTGCAGCAGCGGGATCAGCTATTGCGTCTGGAGCTACCGCAATTGCTGGCGGTATAAGCTCAGGTATCTCTGCTGCCGCTACAGCGCTTGGACCTGCTGGATTAGCCGTACTCGGAGCCGCTGCTATTGCGTCTGTTTTAGACGGAGGCGAAACACGCCAGGGCGGTCGTTATTCGTGGACTAGGGGCTCTGGTTTATCCTTTGCAGGCGGTCCTTCCGGAGGTGAGATACAAGGCCCAGAGATAAGATCACAAATCGACGATTATGTTGCGTCAATAAATGCTCAATTAAGCAGTCTTGGCAGCGCAGCTATGGTCGAAAGCCTCGCTTTCGGACTTGAAAGCTCGAAAAATGGCAAAGGTGGCACGTTCTTAGGTGGTAGGTTGACCACAGGTCAAACATTTGGAGATAACGTCTCAAGCCCTAACGCTTGGAACTACAGCGAATCACTCACGCCAGAGCAAGCGGCGGCGCAGTTCCAATCCGAGGTTAGTTTTGGTGCTGCTGACGCTATTGCAGCTGCGCTTGGTCGAGCAAGAGGCACATCGCCTGGTGCGGGCAGCGGAGGCAGCTCTGGCTTGCAAGACTATGACCAAGACTTAACCGGCCTAGCCACTGGCACAAACTTTGTGCCAAGCGATATGGTTGCTATGCTGCACAAAGGCGAAGCGGTCGTGCCAGCACAATACAACCCTGCTGTCGGCGGCGAAAACGTCGTAGCAGCAGAGATTAGGTCGCTGAGAGATGAGGTCGTGCAACTGCGATTTGAGGCTCGTGCTACGGCTATCAACAGTGCGAAGATGGCTCGCTTGCAAGATAACTGGGACGTTCGTGGCCTGACGGTCAAGACCGATGTTGACCAGCCACTTGAGACGGTGACTGTATGAAACTTTTAAAGCCAGTTACTTTCACTCCGGCGATGCTTGATTACAGCAACGCACCAGAAACTTATGCTGCTTGGTCATCGGCAACCACTTATGCCAAAGACGCAATCGTTGACTACGCAACGCACTACTACATAAGCCTTGTAAACAACAACACAAACCATATTCCTGACGAAGCAGGCTCTACATACTGGGCTTTCTATAGCTCAGATAACACACATGCCATGTTCGACGGTCAACTATCGACGCAGACCACGGCAACAACTAATTTGACCGTAAGACTCATTCCGAGCCCTTACTTTGTAGACTCGATTGCGCTTATCAATATCAGCGCGACTGCATGTCGAGTCATTATTACGGACAACGGCGCAAGCCCTCCGATTTACGACCAGACATTTGACCTTGAGAGCAGTGTTGTAACGGACTGGTATGAATACTTTTTCGAACCCTTTAGCCTGGAAGATCAGCTTGTCATAACCGGCTTACCGATCAGACTCAGCGCAGAAATGACCGTGATTCTTACTGGTGGGTCTATTGCCATTGGGGAGCTTCTTTTCGGCACGATGTATACGCTAGGCGACTACGGGACGGAGCTAGGCGCAACCATAGGTATTATTGACTACAGCAAAAAAGACACCGACCCCGACACGGGCGTTGTAACCTTCCAAGAACGCGCTTATTCCAAGCGAATGAGCGCATCTTTTTACTTGCCGAATACGAGTCTAAAATCGGTTCAGAAAATACTTGCCGACGTTCGCGCTATCCCGTCCGTTTACATAGGCTCAAGCGACGAGGATTATGAGCCACTTGTAGTTTATGGCTTTTATAGAGACTTCAGCATTGATATTGCGTACCCAACGCGCTCACTATGCCGCATTGAAATCGAGGGTTTGATATGACAATCACAGCTTTACCAACACCGCCGAGCAGAGATGACCCAGCGAATTTCGCAACCAGAGCCGATGCCTTTTTGGGAGCATTACCGGACTTTGCAACCGAGGCCAACGCTTTAGCCGCTGCTGTCAATGCTGACGAAATCGCTGCTGATGCCTCTGCAACCGCTGCTGCTTCATCAGCAAGCGCTGCTGCGTCATCTGCTAGTGCCGCTAGCGCAAGCGCATCAGCTGCCGCTGCTAGCTATGACAGCTTCGACGATCGCTACTTAGGCGCAAAGAGCAGCGATCCTAGCGTAGACAACGACGGTAATGCACTGATTACAGGTGCGCTCTACTTCAACACGACAGCAAACGAAATGCGTGTCTATAGTGGTAGCGCATGGGTTGCAGCATCAGTCTCCGCCGCCGCGCCCACTACACTGGGGACGGTGTATGGGTCAATGACAACTGCGGGTGCTTCGCCTTATCTGACGGCGCTTGGGTATAACGCCGGGGCCAGCACTACCGGTGTAAACAACACCTTTATTGGGTTTGAAGCAGGCAACGATAACACCACCGGTACGGATAACACGGCGGTGGGTTATCAGGCTTTAGACGTTAATACGACTGGAATTAGAAACACGGCTATTGGTAGTGGTTCATTAGGAGCGAACACAGGTAGTTATAACACCGCTGTTGGTCAAGTCTCCCTTAATAAAAATACAACTGGAGCAAACAACGTAGCATTAGGTTACGCTGTTCTTTCTGAAAATTTGACAGGTGGAGGTAACACAGGAATTGGATGGCAGGCATTAGGAAATAGCACGGCATCTAACAATACTGCTGTTGGTTATGGTGCACTTCAATACGACACCACCGCCTCTAACAACACCGCAATCGGCTACGCAGCCCTAAACGCCAACACCACCGGCGCAAGTAACACTGCTGTTGGGTATACGGCGGGTTATGGCAACACTACCGGAAACGTGGATGCTTTCGGCTATCAAGCACTTTATAGCAATACAACCGGCGGGAGTTCTTATAGCAATACCGCTATGGGTTATCGTGCCTTGTACAGCAACACAACGGGTCAGGGAAACACAGCGGTTGGCGGCGTTGGAACTCCTTCAACCAACTCTGCGATGTATGCCAACACAACCGGCAGCTACAACACGGCACTTGGAAATCAAGCACTAAGGTCTAACACCACCGCCGACAACAACACCGCAATGGGCTACCAAGCCCTCTATAGCAACACCACTGCTTCCGGCAACGTCGCAATCGGTCATCAAGCCCTCTACAACAGCACCACCGGCGCAAGTAACACTGCTGTTGGTCATCAGTCTGGATATAGTGTTAATGGTGGAGCGAGTAATGTTTTATTAGGATTGTATGCGGGTTATGAATTAACAACTGGATCATACAATGTATACATAGGACCAAGTGCAGGCAGGGCCGCAACGACAGTAACTAATGAAATTGTAATTGGTTCTGCCGGAGGTTCAAATCTTACAGGCAAGGGAAGTTCTACAGGTTTTATTTCTCCGGGCGGCGGCGGTGTTTACCAAGGCAATAACAGTTCTTCATGGTCAACCACCTCTGACCAACGCCTTAAGAAGAACATCGTTGATAACACCGAGGGCCTGGACAAGATCAGCCAAATCCGTGTTCGTAACTTTGAGTACCGCTTGCCTGATGAAGTTGATCCTGAACTGAAGCCAAGCGATGCAGTACAACGACCCGGCATTCAACTTGGCGTTATCGCTCAAGAGCTTCAGCAGGTCTGCCCTGATTGCGTCAAGGAAGAATCCACCGGTGTGTTATCGGTAGACTCCGACAATGTGTTTTGGCACATGGTCAACGCCATCAAAGAATTGAAAACTGAACTTGACTCGGTGAAAGCCGAGCTTGCAACCCTCAAAGGAGCTTAATCATGTCTGAAGTTATTCAAGAAGTACCCAGCCAAGCAGAACTTGACCGCCATTTCTCAGCAATGGGTGATTCGGTGGATCTCATCAACGCCATCGTTGCCGGTACTCGGATGCAAAACGAGTCAGCGCAAGAGCGCCAAGACTGCATCAAGCGCAACGTGGAGCATCTTGAGCTTATGATTGCCAAGGGATGGTTCGATGATCGCGACCTGTCGGCTGTCAACGCGTCGATTGAGGCTGGCAACGCTTATCAAGCATCATAAACGGTAATAAAAAATGACCTCCGGTGATTCCGAAGCCTTAAAACGCATTGAGGTTCACGAAGCCGTATGCGATGATATTATCGGGGGGTTATAGTTCGCCTTCTACTTCTTCTATTACATCTATACAATTTAGCGCAACAGGTTATTGGGTGCTCTACGGTGTTAAATAGGAAACAATCATGCCAGTAATTAAAAGAGTATTAGTGCATTTACACGCTGAGGGCCAGCCAGTAACTACGGAATGGCAAGAGATACCTTACTCAAGCCAGAGAGAAATGGTAAGGCCGTTTCGTAATTCACGACTAGCTGCTACAGATTGGACACAGCTACCAGATGTGCCAGAAGCTACCCGATTAAAGTGGCAAGCCTATCGTCAAGCTCTAAGGGACATGCCAGAAAACACACCTGATGATGTTGCTTTTGAAAACGAGGCTGATCTTCCGTGGCCTCCAATGCCTGAATAGCAATCATTCGATTAAAATCTAGCCATGACACCTGAGCAAAAGTCAGACGTTATTAGCGAAGCAGCAAAAGCCGCACCTCCGATTGCGATCACTACTGCCGTGACCGTTGGCGGTATGACGATCAATGAATGGGTCGCCATTGCCACGCTGATCTACATTGTGTTACAGTCCGGATGGCTTGTCTGGAAGTGGTATCACGCTATAAAAGACAAGAAGAATGCGAGTTTATCCTCCGATAGTTAAAGTTGTTTGGGAGGATGCCGCTCACGACACACTAGGCTGGGGTGAAAGCCTAGAAAAAGCCAAAGCGTTTCAAGTACCTGTCATTGTCAGCGTTGGATACTTAGTCGCTGAGAATAAAAAGGGTTTGAAGATTTGTCAGTCTATTACGGACGACGCTATTGCTCAGAGCTTGGTAATTCCTCGCAAGATGATTATCAGCATCGAGCGAAAGGCTTGGCAGTGCGTAAAAAATCGGAAGATGAAGAATTCATCAGGGTCTGGAAAGAGCTAGGCAGTCCAACTAAGATTGCAGATCGCATAGGTCTTACGCTTCGCAATGTGTACGAGCGACGAAGGGCAATCGAGAAAAAATACAACATCCTTTTACCAACAAAAGACGCTCGTTTTACCTTACCTGAGAATCGTAAACGAGCGACGCTAGAAACTGAAGGTTATGTGATCGTATTCTCTGACGCTCACTTCATGCCTGGAGAGCCTTCTGCGGGCTTTAATGCGCTCTTAAAACTTATCAAGACACTTAAACCTAAAGCAATCATTGCAAACGGAGACATCCTCGACGGTGGCACCATTTCAAGATACGGACCTATGGACTGGGAACCAGTCACTAGCCTGCGCGACGAACTCGAAGCAGTGCAGTGGCATATGGATCAGATCGTCAAGGCTTGCAAGGGCTTAGGAACTTTTCTGCATCGCACTACCGGCAACCATGACATCCGCTTCGATAGAAAGCTAGCGGGTACGGTACCTGAGTTCAAAGGCATCGCAGGAACAACACTTAAAGATCACTTGCCTGAATGGTCCGTGAGTTGGTCGGTCATGATTAACGACCTTTGCATGGTCAAGCACAGGCTTCAACACGGCGGGATTCATTCGGGATATAACAACGTCTTGAAGGCTGGTATATCAACCGTGAGCGGCCATACACACCTGCTGGAGGTTAAAGGCTGGGGCGACTATCGCGGCAGGCGTTATGGTGTAAGCACAGGAATGCTTGCAGACCCATGCGGCAATCAGTTTGGATATACCGAGGATAATCCTTTGCCTTGGTGCTCAGGCTTTGCTGTGCTGCACTTTACAGATGGTCTACTCTTACCGCCTGAGCTGGTCGAGGTCATCGAAGGAACAGCCTATTTTCGAGGAGAAGCCATTGCGTAGAGCTATTGCAAGCCTATCGCTTAGTGCGGCAGCTTTGATAGGTATCGCTGTGCACGAGGGCTATTCTGATCGTCCGATCATTCCTGTTAAAGGCGACCGGCTAACTATCGGATTTGGTGACGCCACCAACGTCAAGCCAACAGACAAGACTGATCCGGTTCGAGCTCTTATTAGACTAGGCGAGCATGTCAATCGGTTTGAGTCAGAAATGAAGGCTTGCATCGGCGATGTTCCTTTGCATCAGCACGAATGGGAGGCCTACATCTCATGGGCCTACAACGTAGGATCAGGAGCTGCTTGCGAGTCAACGCTAGTGAAGAAGCTCAAAGCCAAGGATTACGCTGGAGCCTGCAAAGAGCTACTGAAATGGGATAAGTTCCAAGGAAAGACGCTTGCAGGGCTCACCAAGCGCAGGCAAGACGAATACCGCAAGTGCATAGGGGTAAAAGCATGACTGACTGGCGGCTCGTTGCTCTTATCGTTACGCTTGTACTCACGCATGGTGCCGCTGCTTGGATGGGGCGCAGTATCGGCAAATCTGCG